AGTCCATTGCGGGTTGGTTTTAGCCCCAATTGGTGTAACTCGTGCCAGCTCCCTTGCCCCATCGTAGTCACTAACAACCTCCCTGAACATAGTCCCAGCTCTGATTGTTGGTGTATCCTTTAAAAGCTTGTATAACCTCATGTAATCCTTTCTCTAACTATTTTTGGGTATGAGGGACTTTATCCCGCTGGTGAACCGCCCAGGGAATCATAGCCTCCAACCATCTAATCACCAAACGCATCGCAAGCTGTCGCCAACACGCTACAGACCTTATTCAAGGCATCCCGTCCTTACGATTATTTCAAGTGGTTTTCCTCCTATATTTGTGACATAAAACACCTTTCGGCGCACCAGCGTCTCCGTTGACAGTCCCACGTCAGAGCGGAAGTTTCGTCATATAGAAGATTTACCCTCGTCTGAGATTTTGCAATGGGTCAGACGGACACCCACATTAGACTTGATGTTCGGGGCTCCGGCTCATCCGAGCATTTGCCCCACACTATCCATACTAGCACACTTGTCTTAATTTGTCAATAGTTTTTTGCAATTTTATAGCACTTTTTTCTATTTTTACCCTATCCGTATATGACATAGTGCCATAATATTACAACCACCACTACATATAGTGTAGCTATCACCCCGCCCAACACTAGGCGGGATGGCTGCGTTTTCCTTATTTTCACTAGACACCCTCCACAACAGCTTTCCAGTCGTTGCGATTTAGCACATACAGCTCGGCTTCAAACACAGGCCCGAATTCGCCGTGTTCCTCCGCATAAGCGTACACTGCTGCTTTCATTTCCTTACCCGCCTTGATATCCTTTAGCTGGTTGTATAGCTTGGGGTCTGAATTGATTGTGTAAATAACCTCAGCGGTTACCTGTTTGCGCATCGCCTTGATGTCTTCATCAAAACTGCTCATTACTGTAGTCCCTCCATTGCCTTAATAGCATTTTCAAGTGCCTCAGCGTACCCTTCATCGTAACCTTCTTTACGTGCTTCATCGATTTGGTCTAGCATCTCTAGCTTCATCTCTTCACGTCCGGCTTGTAGCCCATCTTCGTATGCTGCATCTAGTGCTCGTTCGTTCTCTTGTCCCATAGTATCCGCCTGTATCTTTTCTAAAGTTTCTTCGCTTAAATTACTCATCACACTCTAGCCAAGTGACCTTATCATCCTTGTCAGTGAATTTCTCACAAGTAAGCTTGTACTCAGCTACTCCTTCGGCTTTAATGTTGTTAATAATCTTCTGGTATTGTAGCGTACCCAGTACACCAAGTGCAACCAGCCCAACCGCCAATACGGTTTTGCCAATCACTCTCCAGTTAGTTTTCTTGTACCAACGCACCTTAGTTTCACCCTCGATACGTCCTAGTTTATTTGGTCGTTTTGTCATCTTATTTCTCCTTATATAGTTCAGGCACTAGTGCCCTAACCAGTTCTTTATATTTTTCGCTGTTGTTGCCAAGTGGCGTACTCTCGCCTGTATCCATATTGCGTGATACAATCTCGATGCCACTCGCCCGTACATCTGCATGGTACACATTCATACCCTGTACTAAACTGTACGTTGTAACCCCGTTGGCACTTAGTTCTTCGATTTCTTCTATATATACTTTCACTATAACCCTTTCTTATGTTATGCCTCTATCTTAGCACACTATGTATTTGTAGTCAATAGAAAAATGTAAATTACCTTACTACGTCTTTAATGCTACTATAATCCGCCTCTGTCCAGTCGCCGTATTTTTCTAGTTCGTCCTGAATCGCCCAGAGATCATACGCCTCAACCACGCTATAATCATCGTTGTCCATCACGTAAAGCGTGCCCAGGTTTTTTGATAGCTCCAGGTAGTACTTGCCGTCTGGGTCTTCTGCTGCTTCCTTGACCTTGTCGTGTGTGCTCTTTAGCACTTCTAATATCCGTGTCTACGCTGCAATCTCTTTATCGCGCCAGTCGTCTAGGATATCCCTAGCAAGAGGATCCTCTGGCGTATTTAGCATATCGTCCAGCCAGTCCGCCATCGTGCAACTTTTCAAACATTCCTGAGTGTTTTGGTGGTCGATATAAACCGCCACCGCCGTCACTACTAGTACCACCGCTAGGATCACCTTCTCGCGCTTACTCATTTCTATAATCCCTTCTTATCTAGGTTAAATGTTATTCTAGCACGTGTCAACTCTTGTGTCAACCACTGTGGTATTTTAAACATTAGCTTATACCTATGCACTCTCGTATATCGCCTCTCCGTTATTAAACTGACCAACCTTGCGTAGCACTGTCGTGTTATTGCTATATACCTTATCAATCTTCTTGACAATAGCCCGTGCTTGTGCTCTTAGTCTCTTCACCCGTGTCTTAGATATTTCAACATAATCCTGTTTACGCCCATTAAATACATAAGCATCCTCTAGTGACTCATCGTCATACTCAACACCATCCACCAGATATCCCACTACATAATCAAGGTTTGCGCCTTCATAGTATCCATTGCGCGTCTGTAGTTCAACAGTTACATACTCATAGTTGCCATTGTCAACCCCGTACACCATACCGAATAGCCATCCCTCTTGACTACCTAAACAATCTTGTTCACGGGTGTCAAGTCCCATCCCCTGTAGTTCACGTATAACATTTTCGTGAATAAAGTCAAGGTCATCTTGCGCCCCGTCATCGTTCAACAAGTCTATAGCATATATCCCCGTGGGGTTTACGCTTGTAAAGTTATTTGTTGCCATTATTCAATCTCCTTCGCATTCTGAGTGTTATATTCACGATCAGTCACCTTAGCTTCAAATTGCGCATTCTCATCTGTAAACTCACCGATGCCGTTAAGTGATAGTTCATCGAATAGCCACTTCTCAGCCTCTTCTTGCGTATCAGCTTCAATGTGTTGTGCTACACCATATACTGTATAGCTAAATTCTACCTTAAATACTTTACTCATCTTATACCCTCTCCACTAGGTAGTTATTATCCTTAGTGATATGTAGCGTATCGCCATTCCACGCCACCAATAGCACTGAAAATGATTGGCTATTGCCTTGAATCGCTAGTATACTCTTAGGGTTGTACTGTTCAATCAAGTCATCATATGCTTCAAGCTTAGCATAGCTAGGTCGCTTGTATACATCCCTGAGTGATCGCCCACCCCATTGAATACGTGATTCAATTTCATCCTCTGTCATCTTCTTGATACCCGTGATATTAAATCCTGGGTATAGATCATTGTATGCTCTTATCCGTTCAGCCTTAGTCATTTTATAACTCCTTACTGTTAATTGTTAATACTGGTGCTATATATTCAGCCGTGCTTAATTTTATACTATACCCCCCCTTAATCCTCTATAAATTTTACCGTGTTATCAGGTAGAGTTAGCATAACAGCATCCTGGTTATACATCCGTCGTAATTCCCTAGCTACAGTATACACCTTCTCTGAGTCACTGTCAATAGCAATTTCAATCTTAAAACTCGGCTCACCCCTACCCCTCCAGTATCCCATAACCTGGTACATTGTGAATCCATCTATCCCATGCTTAGCAAGTATTTCACTTACATTACTAGGGTAGCAAGCTACTAGTGACTCATTTTTTTCGCGCTTATTTCGTATATGATACGGCGTTGCCGTGATTGTGAATAGTTTCATATTATCCCTTCTTCTTCTTATTATTGTTATGCTACCATTGTAGCACAAGGGGCTTAATCTTGTCAAGCCCCTAAGCTATAATCGTATTGTTATACACCTCGCCCAATTCCAGGGCTTGTCAGTATGTATAAGCCTTTAAATTGTTAAAGTGCACACCTAACCTTGCATAACCCCCACGTCGTTAGGCTTTTTGCATATCTAGCAATAGCCTGTCTCACTAGTGGCTGGCTTTGGTGTCTGGATTTATAAGCCTTGTACCTGCCAAAAATCGGCGGTATCTATTAGCCTAGCATTCGTCATAACTCTAAGCCCTATTAGTGGATTATCTTGCAAGAGTTTCGCTCGCTTGCTTATCGTTATGTATTCATTATAGCAAATTATCTATTCATTGTCAATCATTTTTATCAGATTTAAACTAGTCTTGTTTAGTTTTACTTGTGTTTTCGTCGCAAGCTGATAATTTGATTGTCAAGTTCTCTAGCCTTTGCTATGTTCTTATTATAGCAAGTCTATTTATAAATTGCAATACTTTTTATGACTTTTTTATGACTTTTTTCTTACAATAAGCACAATGTATATTTTACAACAAAAATAGTGTTTGTCAATAGGGGCAAAAAATCGGCGATATAGCAGCGTTGGCTATGACGCGTATATAGTATAATAAACGATAATATAACGTATCCTGTAGATAAGTGATATAGCATTATTGAGATATTGTGTTCTTTTATTTTTATTGTCTTTTTTTGTGTTTTTACGTTTTTATTATACGCGTTTTTAAATCATCTATATATTACAACGCTACAATACATACATTCATTGTTGTAATATACACAACATAATATATACGTCGCGTGTTGTAGTGTTTATAATGTTGTAATTTTTATGTTGTTTTTTTTACAATGTTGTAATAATGACGGCGTGGGTGGGGTATGGGTGGCGACGCCTTGACGTGGTGAGTGTGTGATACGGGGGGACAGGTGGGACCGACCTAAAAATACATCACCCATATTAACCAAATGTCCATACACAGCACCGGAGTAAAAATATACTACCCATACTATTGAAACATCCATACATCATAGGGGGGGTAACATCCACTGCTAAAAAATGTTGTATAAAATAACACAAAAGTATTGACAGAATGAATAAAGTGTGCTATAGTTATATCATGGGCAAGAAAAAAGGCAAAAAGTTTAGTAAGCGCGAGGTCTTGGCAACCAGAGAGGATGGAACTCCGGTTCAGCCAAACCAATGGACAGCTTCAAAACAACAGCTTGACTGGCTACGCTACTACATGGACCCCAATGAAGAAGAGACCTATGCTAACTCTTACCAGGCAGCGATCAAGGCCGGGTATAGTGAAAGTTATGCTCGGAATATTATGAGCAATTCCCTGGCCCTACAATGGGTTAAGAGTGCTAAGGCAATTATGCGAACAATGAATGTTGAGCATATTAGGTCTATCTTAGAGGACATCGCTTTATCTAAATATGAAAAGGCGAGCGACAGGATAGCAGCGGCCAAGCTGTTGGGTACAGACCAGGGTATGTTTGTGCAAAAGCAGGTCACAGCTCATGTGGGGCTGGAACAGGCATTACAAGAATTAGAATAATAAAAGAGAGGGTGATATGGAACAGGTTTTACAAGAGGCTGATGTACAAAAGGTTGCCTCATCGCTGATTCGTAAATATGATTGGTACACAGAGCAATACGGCTACGGAGTTCACTTAGTTGTGACCGATGGAGATAAAAAGGTCGGTGTTGTTGTCGCAGCTGATGAGGATATTGAGACCGAGATTGGTCGCCTTATCCAGGCCGTTGATGAGCATCGCTATGGTGAGCTAGATGGCTGATATGTTTGAAGAACGACTAGAAGCTGCATTAGAATTGACCAGACCTATTCATCATATACCAACACAACTTGGTATTGGTGAGTTTAAGCGGCTGGTTAATGAACGCTTTGCGGGGAATAGTAAGAGCTTCCGCAACAGGCTTATCAAGGCTTATAAGAAGCGTGCCTGGATGGAGTTTGAGAGTGTGTCTCGTGGCCGTGGCGCCGCTCCTGTGCGTCCAGCGTACGGGAAGAAGCTAGCAATTGATTTCTCACCATTAGAGGTGCATGAGGTCAATGTTGTAAATAAAACAATGAAGAGTGAGGAATGATATGTATAACCAGAATAAACGACAGATTTATTTGTGGCCAGAGAATAAGGAATTCTACGATGGCCTCAAGAACAAGTCAAAATTGATTAACTTGTTATTGCGTAAATATAAAGAGGAAAACGAAGTCGATGGAGAACCTACAGCTTAATAAGGAACAGCTGGATAAAATTCTTGAGATTCGTAAAGACTTCTATAGATATTGTAAAAACAACCTGAAGATTAAAGATAAGCATTCTCGGATTATTCCATTTGTGCCGAATACACCCCAGAGGGTGCTTATCGACTATGTATTGCTTTGTATCAAGGAGAAGCGGCCAGTTAAGGCTATTATCCTAAAAGCCCGTCAGATGGGCTTAAGCACGGCCGTAGAGGCTATTATTTATTGGTGGACATCAACAAACAAGAACATCAACTCAGTGATTATTGGACACGAAGAGAGCTCTTCCAAGAACCTGTACATGATGTTCCGCAGGTATTATGATAACACCAATCCGCTATTTAAGCCTTCGGTTAGATACAATACCCGAACAGACTTGTCGTTTGAGCGATTTGACGACACCGGCAAACAGGTTGGTCTGGGTAGCTCTATCAAGACTGCCACAGCTGGAAACAAGGCTGCAGGACGTTCTGACACCATCAACCTACTTCACGGGAGCGAACTTGGCGAGTGGGAGAACGGTGAAGAGCTTGTGGCTTCTTTGCTTGAAACCGTTCCAGACGAACAGGTCATGGATAAGCCGTCAATGATATTTTTAGAAAGCACAGCAAAGGGTAGAGGTAATTACTTTCACAAAGAGTTTGTTGCTGCTGTCAAGGGCCTCAATAACTTTGAACCATTCTTTTTCCCTTGGTGGATACTAGACACCTATGAGCGTGACTTTGATGTCCCGCTGGGAAAAACGACAGAGTATGAGGATTTCCTTATTGATCTTATGAAGAAAGGGCACACCGTTGCAGGCCAGACGATTCATGTTGACCCTGCGCACATCCCGGCGAAGATTCATTTCTATCGACGCAAGGCTAAGAACTTTGAATCAACGCCAGAGCGTCTACCTCAGGAGTATCCAAGCACCTGGCAAGAGGCATTTATCGCCTCGGGTAAGAACGTCTTTAACACATTGTCCTTACAGGAGATGGAGAAAGATGCTCAGCCGGTTGAGGAGACAGAATATTACAAGCTAATCCCAGGAGAGCTACATGAGCAATACACACTGGAAAGAGTTCCTTTCGAACCAAACGAAAAACCAGAAGATTTTACATACAAAGCTCCGCTCAAAATATGGGTCCACCCAAAGCCTGGACATGAGTATGTCATCGGCGGGGACGTCGCAGAGGGTCTCAAAAGAGGCGACTATTCTGTGGCAGAGGTGGTTGACATCTCCACAATGCAAACGGTTGCACGATGGAGAGGTCACATCGACCCCGACAAGTTCGGAGAAATCGTTGGTGCACTCGGAGCCTATTACAATTATGCCTTAGTGGGTGTCGAGGTTAACAACCATGGTCTCACAACGATCCAGAAGCTAAGGGACACTTTTTATACCAATCTCTATAAACGAGATAGGGGGTATGATGAGGACTTTGAGGAGCCAACATCTAACCTTGGTTGGAAGACAGATGTCCGCACTAAGAGGATTATGATTGACGACCTCATCAAGATTGTTCGTGAGAGGATAAACAAGGACCTTGATACAGTGTTTGTCAATGAGGCATTTGCGTTTGTCCGGGATGACCGGGGGCGCATGAACGCAGAAGAGGGTGAGCATGATGACACAGTGATGGCTAAGGCTATCGCATTTCAGTTATTCCCATGGGGGGACAATGATGTACATGGGCTTAACGTTGTGAAGAAAACTAAAAAGAGTAAAGTGATAAATAAATGAGCAAACAAAATAAAAACAGCACACCGAAACTCACACCTGCAGACCAGGCTCAAAAAGATGAGAATGTTCTTGCTGAGGTTATGAAAGACTTCGGCAAGGCACGTGCCTATATCTCAAATAGATATGAGGGTGTTTGGTCTGAGTGCTTCAAGGCCTATAACAGTATCAGGACAAGGCAGGGTTATGTTGGTGTGGCTAATGAGTTCGTACCAGAAACCTTTGCTATTGTGGAGAGTTTGAAAGCCGCCATCGCGGGTACAAAACCTAAGTTCAAATATCTACCATTAACTGAAGAGCAAGAGCAGGATACCACCACACTTAACGCCTTAGTTGACTTTTACTGGTCCTGCAATAATATGACCGAGAAGATGCTGAACTGGGTCGGTGATATGATTGTTTACGGTAACGGTATATTCATGGTTAGTTGGAAAGACGGTAAACCGTTAATTCAAAATATCCCATTATCAGACTTCTTTGTTGATCCAGCAGCAACTCACATGAATCGACCAGAAGAGCCAGGATATCCACGCTACGCAGGTTACCGCTTCCTTACTAGCCTTAAACAGCTTAAAGAGGAAAAAGAGGTTGACCCAACCACTGGTAAGGTCAGGGGCAAATATAAGAACTTAGACGCCGTTTCTGCTGGTTCCCAAAATGACAAAACAGATAAAGACCGCAAGGAATTGTTTATTGGTTCAACGTTTGGTAGGGATGCGATATCTGAGCAGGTTGAGGTTATTACCTACTATACACAATATCGCAAAGTTATGATTGCCAACCGCGGCACAGTTATCTATGATGGCGAGAATCCATATCATAAGGCGGAGCAGACTATCGACACCGAGGTGGAGATTGATGGCCAGGTAATCAAGGGCAAGCACACAGTGCCGGAGATAAAAGGATTCCTACCGTTCGCTATTTTGCGTAACTACGTTGATTCTAGTCTGTTCTTTGCACGTGGTGATGTTGAGGTTATCCTACCGACGCAGGAGGCTCTTAACGACACTGCAAGTCAGAAACGAGACAATGTTGCCTATGTATTAAATAATATGTGGCAGATTGACCCTCGGTTCAAACATATGGCAGAGCAGATTGAATCAAGTCCGGGTGCTGTGTTCCCAATTCCAAAGGGTGCATTGTCGCCTATTGAAAAGAATGACATCAGTCCATCGGCAGACGGTGAGATCGAACGCCTACGTCAGCAAATGCGCAATGCAACTGGTGCTGATGCAGCCGTGCAGGGTGTTGCCCAGAAGTTTAGCCGCACAACCGCCACAGAGGTTCAGGCTCAGTTGCAGCAGGCCTCTATGCGCTTTACAACAAAGGTTCAGAACTTAGAGGACGAGGGCTTTGCACAGCTAGCTCGTATTATCTACAAGATGATTCAGATCTTTGTTGATACACAGACCGCTGTACGTATCGTTGGTAAAAAGGGTGTGGAATGGCAGACATATAACCCAGGGACATACCAGGGCGAATATGAGCCACGTGTTGTCCTAGAGGCCACTATGGACGCAGAAACTGCCGCCTTGTCACAGGCTATGCAGGTCGCCGCACAGTTCAGCCTGGGTAATCCACTCGTTAACCAGGAAGCATTCTTGCGTCAGCAATATAAAGTTCTGTTTGGTAAGTTCCTATCTGATGATGATATTGAAGAGATGCTTACGGCTCCGCAGCCTGTTATGGGCCCAGATGGCCAACCTGTTGACCCGTCATTAACACAAGCTGACGCCGTGATGACGCCTGGTGCCATGGCACTGATGTCTGGTGATGGTGGGGGGTCTTCATCAGGACAGTTATCCCCTGCTCGTCTACGACAGCAGAGTGGCACACAGGGCGGTGGCGGAGCAGACACATCGCAAAACAACATAAGGCGGATACGGGCTGACCAACCTAGCACAACGCTACATGCCAGTTCACGGCCGAGATAAGGAGTAAAAATGGCTGATAAAGCTTTATCAGAATATGAACAAATTCGTAACGAATGGCAGGGGTTTTCAAAGACCCTTGCCTACCAAAGGTTCATGGAATTCATCGAATTGCAAAAGGAAGTGCACTCTGTGATGGCCTCAGGGCCAATTGAGGTGTATCGTCATGTACCTACATTTAACGGTAAGGAAGACTTGCAATTAGATTTTGAACCAGAAAAGTACGCTTACCTATTGCAAAGAAGCGTCGGATGTGATATAGTAAAAACGTACGTTGAGGATTTTACAACACCCAACGTTGCACAATCACAGAAATAATAGATTACTAAACCAAAGGAGTATCCTAGATGAATAATTCCCCTACCGAGGGCATTGACCAATCGCCAGCCTCTAATGAGCCTACTGGACAAACGACTGAACAACTACAATCGGCGGAACAATCTAATCAGGACACTAACTCTCGTGAGCAATCGCAAGGGTCAGTATCAGAAGACACCGCCCAGCAAAACACTGAAACACAAAAACAAACACATGAACAGGGCGGCACTACTCAAGTTGATGACGGTCTTGCTAAATTCGCTAAAGCTCAAGGCTTTGACCTTGAAACTGCTAGCGATGACGTCAAGCGTGCCCTGAAACTCGCCCACGACAACCAGAGGGCATATCGTAATGCTACATCCAATAAAAGTATCTCTGAAGCAACAGAGGATCTGGGCGACGGAAGCTTAAAAGCAGAAGTCGAGAATCTTAAATACGAAAACCGTGTCAATCAATTCTGGCAGGGTGAAAATCGTGATAGATCCCTAGAGCCTGTGATGGTTGAGATACTTAACGAGAAAGTCGCAGAGCTTACACCACAGTTTGGAGAAGAACAAGCTAGAATGTATGCCAAGACTCTCTCACGTGATTTAGGTACGCTATACGACATGGCCCGTCTACGGTCTGGTGCGAATACCAACGCAAGCGTTGACGTTGAAGCAATTCGCCGAGAGGAGCGGGAATCTATTAACAAGCAACTGCAAGGTGGGGCTCCACAATCCCACGCTGTGCAGGGTGGCCAACCTAAGAAGCCACAGATTACTGCTGAGTGGCTCACGAATGTGTACAATCCGCGAGACCCAGAGCATATCAAGCTTCTTCAAGAGGCCGGCTTACGCTAGTGATAAACTATTAAATAATATAAAAAGAAAGAAATAAACAAAATGGCTGCAAACCAAATTCAACCTACCGTCGGCACTGGTGCTGTTGGTAGTACCACTGATGTCGGTTTCTCTGAGCGACTTGTTCCTGAGTTGTGGTCCAAAGAGCTCGCTGACAACCGTCTTGACAACTTAGTGCTGTGGCAACTGATTGATTCTCGCTACAGTGGCGAAATCTCAAGCAAGGGTGACACGCTACACATCCCATTCATCGGCGAAGTTGACGCAGATTATGCTACTAACTACACCGTCGGTACTGACGTAAAAATTGACAACCTTGATGTAACGACTGTTGACTTGCTCATCGATCGCTACATCCGTCACGGTGTCGGTATCCAAGACGCTCTGAAAGCACAGAGTGCGTATGAATTGCGTTCACCTGTTCAGGCTCGACTAAGTCGCTGGCTTGACCGTGCTAAGGATGCTGAGGTGTTCAAGAAAGCCGTTGCTGGATTTGCGAACGCTCCGATTGATTCAGGTGCTGCATTGACCTTTGAAAAGATTGTTGATGCTGCTGCTGTTCTTGACATGAAGAACGTGCCAGAGGACGACCGCTTCATCGTTGTTAACGGTATTGGTCGTGCTGACTTGCGTAAGATCCCTCAGTTTACCGCTTACAAAGAAGTTGGTGAAAGTGGTCTTGTCAAGAGCAAGAATGGATTCGTTGGTGAGATTTACGGTATGCCTGTTTACGTAACCAATACTATCGGAAAAGATAGTGGTACTAAACCTGCTTACCAATTCCTGATGTTCCACCGCTCTGCGATCATCGGTGCAACCCAGAGTGTTCCAATGATTGAGTTCGGTCGTGACTACAAAAAGGGCCAAGATGACGTTGTTGCCTCAGAGCTGTTCGGCGTTAAGGTCCTCCGCCCTGACCACGGTGTCGTTATTAAACGAACTGCCTAATCTGGGTAGTCCAATATAACTAAGTGAATGACCTCCTCTCCATAACGGGGAGTGAGGTCATTTTTATAAAAAGGAGCTTACGATATCAAAGCTTCTTCGAAAGGAGATGACATGAAAGAAAACAAAACTAACATAACTCTGGATGTTCAAGATAGCATCCTGAATGGAGAAGATTCAAATGGCTAAATGGGCTAATACTTCGGTTCTCGATGCTCTACTAGACAAAGTTGCAACAGGTAATCAAATTATTGTCACAACTTCACAGCCTGCTGACCGTACAGCTGCACTTGCAGCATCTCTAGCTAGCACAACTCTAATACCTGGTGACTTCACTAAAGCTGCAGGTTCACCTAGTGGACGACAAGTAACGGTTGCACAAAAGGCTAACATCAGCGTCTCAGCATCCGGTACAGCTACTCACGTATGTATCGTAGACGGAACCAACCTTCTATACGTCACAACTGTTACATCTCAAGCACTTACATCTGGTAACACAGTAACAATCCCAGCTTGGAAAATCACAGTAACTAACCCGTCTTAATAAAGGAGATAACTAATGGCTTATAAAAAAGACCTAGCTACCGGCCTTATTGGTAGAGCTATCGACACGAAAGCTACATCTCTAGTGCTGCAATCGGGCTATGGAGCTTCAATGCCAACGGTTCCTTTTTACCTAACACTAACACCAGCTACGCAGCTGAGTACCCAAGGAAATAGCGAGATTGTCCTGGTGACAGGCCGTACATCGGACACACTTACAATTACTCGTGCGCAAAAGAACACAACAGCAAAATCATTTGCAGTTGGTGACATTGTTGCTGCAGGTTCATACGCTGATGACGAAAACGGTGTATACTCAACATCAGAGATAGATACAGGAAAGGTTTGGATTGATGGCCGAACTATCTATCGTAAGGTTGTGCGTGGAAAAGTTAATTTCACTGGTAATAGCTGTCCAAGCATATCTCATGGCATTACAGGCTTAACAAATGCCTGGGAAGTTGTGTCGTGGTCGGGTAATATGACATTATCTGGTGTATTTTCAAACCGGGATGGAAAACAGGTGTTGCCATATATCGAAAACATACACCAAGCCGGTATCACTACTATAACAAAGTCCACTATAAGTGTCTGTGGTAGTTATCCGTGGGGGTTGTCAGAAGTTAGTATTGTGTTGGAATATGTGAAGTAAAGAAGGGGAACTAGATGGCTAAAACCCTCTATAAATTCAGCGGTCTGCCACCTGGTTCTTTCTCTACCGGTGGTGGCTATACACTAGTAACCGCAGGTCCTGGTGTACGAACTGTCACTGCCGACAATTACGACCCAAACAACCGGTTTCTCCGATTCGAACGGTCGCGTAACGGACAGGACCTTGTAGCATTTGACGCTATGAATAACCACGGAAATGATACAGAAACACTGACACTATTCCGTGTGTTCGCAGCTGTCCAGGTTCCAGGTAGCTACGGAGTCGCCTTTTGGGACTACACCGCAGCTAACCAAGGACTAAGCCTCGGATTCCTGCCGGCATCTAACGTTAAATCACTTATTCTTTACGATGATAAGGCAGGAAGAACGGTTCAGCTCGCAAACTATGACTGGCAGAACTTTCAAAAATATTGGCTACGATGGCGAGTAGAAAACGGAACGAACCACAAAGTTAAAATTTGGCCAGAAGGCACAGCAGAGCCTAGCTCTTGGACTTTCACAGCAACCTACGCTAACCGTACAACCGGTAACCACTATATGGGTATGGGTTCGTACACAGCAAACGGTACAGTAGACTATTACCAAGTCGGTGTAGCTACTGGTGGTGATACGGCACCTATGTTTGAGTCTGATGTGCAGCCAACTTCTACTCCTATAGCAGGGCAAGGTGGTGGCTACGGTAGTGTTCTCGGATATGGATATGGCTATGGACAAATTATTATGCCTACGGTGCGAAATACCGTTCTGGCAATCAATAATTCAAGCCACAGTCATTCAGTAAATAATATCACTCTAGTCCAACATCACACACTAGCAGTTGCAAACGCCTCACATAGTCATACTGTTGATGCAGTGAAAATTGCACAAGTCCACAAACTTGCTGTAAATAATACGACACACTCACAAACGGTGGAATCGCCTGCGATAGTGTACAATATTAACCTGACAGTAAACGGTGTAACGCATTCTGTAACATCTGATAACCTAGCTCTAATCAGCGGATTATCTCTTGTTGTAAATAATGCTACACACTCAGTTGTCTCTAATGTTGTAACACTTGTTCAAAACCACCTACTATCTGCAGCAAATACATCGCACTCGCTAATATCAGATAATATAGTGATTGTTGAGAACAAGTCGCTTGTTGTATCAGACACAGCACACGGCCATACAGTAGACGCTTTAGCACTTACAGTTGTTCACAACCTGGTTATCGATAATGCCCTACATGGTCATAGTGTCGAGAACCTAGTTCTACAGCAAATTCAAACTCTAACGATTAACAACGCAAACCACACTACCAAATCTGATAACGTGGACATTATACGGTTCACTCTACTCGGACAGCCTGCCTCAGGTGTGTTTGGTACTAAGTCAGGCCTAGTAGTACTCGTTCAAAATCACACGCTGGCTATAGATTATGCAATCCATCGTCTCAAGTCGAACGATTTTGCTATTATTGACTGGGATAGCCTTGGTGTTAACTTCGGTAGATACATTCCTGACTTCAATCGGTCTGGAGTAATCGAAGAAGCGGACAGCCCAACAACTGGACCAATCCGGCCAACCCATCAGACTAGTGGTGAGTTTGGAATCGCAGAGATAGACTCTGGACAATATATACCAACAAATATAAATCGGTAAAAGGAAATACAATGGACTATAATCTAGCAGGACTTCGCAATCGGGTCATAGTTGACAAACTGGACGACGACGAGTTTGAGCCACAAATTGTTGACAATTTCCTGAACGACACGCTACGGGATATTTACAATCAGTACGAACTTCCATTTCAGGAAAAAATCTTCCAAGGAACGATTCCTGCTGGTTCAACAATGTTCAAACTTCCTAGTGACGTTGCACAAATGCAGTCCCAAAGCGTTGCCGGTGTTCCTAATTTCCACGCTAAGAAAACTAACTGGCGAGACTTTATACGAGCTCACCCAGATACTCTCAACGCTACACCATCAGCTCCCAATAACTGGACGCTATACGGTGGCAACGTTCTACTAGACGCACCTACAGACGATGACTATACAATGACAATGTATTACATCAAGCGTCCTGTAAAACTTACTCAAGATAGCGACGTGCCAGAGCTACCTGAGGAATTCGAAGAACTTCTTGTTCTTGGTGCCTTCCGACGAATCCTAGAACGTAATGAAGATTACGACCTAGCAGCATCAGTCGAAGCTCAATACCAATCTAAACTGGTACAACTTGTAAATCGATACGGATTCCGTGACGCTGACGGTCCTATCATAATGAAAAACAGACAACGAAGGGTATAATATAAATGGCTAACAGAAAAGAAAGAATGTCGACAGTCATCAATCTAAAGGGGCTAGACCTAATGTCTTCTTCTGATCTTATTGCTGATGGTCGTACACCCTATTCAAAAAACTTTCGATTGTATGCACAATCTGCTGATGATCGTCGTGTAGCCGTTAGTTCTCGTAAGGGTCCTGGTTTATACATAGCCCCTAATAATGAACATTTAATGATCTCGAATGATAGTGTTAATGGCATGTCTATTGCTAAGGTGGGCATTGTAATGGGTGTACATATGATAAAGTTTAAGGCTACCTCTAGCGATAGATTAACTCGAGTTGACATAAAGGTTAGTGATTCTGAAGAAGTATCAGTTCCGTTGCGTGTTTGTTTGTACTCAAACAATAATGATAAGCCAGGTAAAATGCTATCTGAGACATGTATACCAGCTGGTAGCATTGGTAGCTCACCTGAATGGGCGACTGCACGTTTTATAAATGCAGTTAAATTGACTACTAATGAATACTACTGGATTGTTCTTAGCGTCCAAGATGACGGTAAAGGTAGTTATGATTTAGCAACTACCGTAGATGGCATAAAAGCCTATTCAACAAATTCAGCGTTAGATACTGCAACCCAGAGAGATTATTCGATAAATTATAAGGTATATGTATCGAGTGATATGCGAGATAAGGGTGGTTATAGGTTTAACCGTGATAATGGCAGGAATATTACTGTTATAGCATATGGCGACACTATGTATTACATAGATGAATCAAAAAACATGAAGCCTATTATCTCTGGTCTAAGTAGTCTTGCAAAAGAATATAAGTTTACTAATGGTGATAACAAGGTATTCTGGGTGAACGGATATGATAAGCTTACTTCATGGAATGGAACTAATGAATCAACTGCAATCAATATTGTAAATAATGGTTCATTTTCAGTTAATACAACTGACTGGTCGGCGATATCAGGAACAACGATGAGTAGGATTTCGACAGAATATCATTCATCACCAGCAAGCATTCAATTATCTGCCACTAGTGGAATACGTGGAGCTAGTCTAGACGTTAATCTGTTGAAAAATAAACGCTATAAGATAACATATTGGGCTAAAGCTAATGTAGGCAATTCAACAACGTTTATGACTGTAAACAACCAGGCAACAGCTATAAATGATTCTACAAAGCCGTCTCCGTCATCTTGGGCAAAGTTTGAAATGTATTATACACCTGGTAGTGATGTGAATACCTTACAGTTTAAGAATACAGCAGAGAATTTCTTCTTAGATGACGTGTCGATTGTCGATACTGGTGTTGAGTATTATGTAGATGATCAGCTTCCTATTTTATCTGATATCACTATGCATAAAGATAGGATGTGGGGGGTGGTTGCTTCTGAGCCAGATAAAGTTGTATTCTCTGAGAACCCAGGTAACCCTGCCTATGATCCAACTGGAGTTAATCCAACCTCACCAAGGGAGCAGTGGTACCATGCCTGGCTTTCGGTGAGTTATTGGTATATTCCTAGACCATTTAATGGTTCGCCAATAACATCGCTTACAAGTTTCCAGGATTCACTAATAATCACTACACAAGATAATAAATATGTTTTAAGTGGATATGATCGTGGTAGTTTTAATTTGCGACAATCAACTGGTAATAAGGGTGCTATAAGTCGACGTGGTGTAACTAGTGATGAAAACTCTATATATTTTGTTGGTAATGATGGTTTTTACGTTCATAATGGCTCAAGCGACAAGAAGATATCAGTCTTAATTAGTCCCCTGTTTGATGCATGTCCTAAAAAAGGAGAAATAACTCCAGTATTGTGGAAGAATCAGGTGCGATTCTATATGGCTTCTGAATTTTCAAATGTGAACGATATCTGTGCAATATACGATAAAGACCTTGGCGAATGGTTACTAGATACTGATTTATATATAGATAGGGCGATTTCTTATACAGATGCTGATGACAATATGGAACTTGTAGAATTGAGTTCTCAGACTTCTTGTGTTTATCTGGCAGAGCAAGATTATAATAATCTAGGTGGCCCGATTGACTTTGAGTATCGTCTTAAATATGATAGCATGGGAACGCCAATGCAACGTAAACGACTTAAACGGTTTTACCCAATCCTACAAGGTGTAGATACAACATTTAAGATACAGATTGCTATGGATAAGGATTTTCAGAATAGTCCAAAAATTAAAGAGCAGTTATTAACAACTAATGGCGCTAAGTGGGGAGAGTTTAAGTGGGGAGATAGTACTATCTATGGTGGTAATAAATCCTTTAAACCAAAAAGACAAAGCTATTCTGGGTATGCTAGATATTGGCAATTACGTGTCGCTAGAAAGGCAGCTAATAATCGAGTGGAATTTATGGGTGCTCAATATTTATATAAAACCAAAAGACTTTAGGAGGTTGTTATGGGTCTTATAAGTTATACACAAATCGAAGACGGACAAGAGGCTTCTGCTAATAGTCTTAATGTGCGGTTTGGTAAAATCCATGAAGAGATAAATGGAAAATTGGATGCTTCTAATATAAAGGATAATGCTATAACTGGTGATAAGATTGCTAATGGGGCTATCGATAAAAACAAACTCGATATCAAACAGTATATTGATGATAACGGCTGGACAGTAACAGATATGGGTGGTATAAAAACCTATAATCGAATAGCAGTGGTCGATGGCAGCGAATATGACGGTAATGGTAATCCTGGCTCAAAAGGCTTACTTATTGGTGGTAATGGTAGTCGTCGTGAATTAGTATCTTTTCCGCCACCAGTTGGGCGAAGAGTTGATAATGTATCTATTGTTGCAACATATTTTGGCGGGTATTCTGGACACTTAGTTGTTTCTGGAGAAATTAGGGATAATAAAATTATGATAGCTGGTGGTAATATATGGCCAAATAAACTTTCATTTAAAGGCAAGGTATTTATCCAGGCGGCGGATTTAATATCATGATTAGCCCGATTCAGCTAACACCTAACATGGATATGTCAACTCTGACCAACGCACTGAACGACATGTTTCGTCAGATTGAGTCGGAGAACAGAACACAGGTCATTAAGGATGAGGACGGTAAAAACCGCATCCTCATCGGCCGTGCGCCCAAAGGCAACTATGTTGTGGCTATCTCAAAAAAGGGCGTTGATGTCCTAGAAGCATTAGAGAAGTGATATGGCGCTACAGTCTACAGACTTTAACTTTTTATCAGAGGGGACGATTGACAGGGTTGTTTTCGCAAAAGAGGATAGCACTGTCTACCCTACTGGTACAACCGGCAACTACGTAGATATCGAGGTGCCATATACCTCAGAGCTAATGTTGGTTCAGGCTTCGGTCAGTGTCGATGGCCAATCATGGTATTCTGAGGATTCTCCAAGATATGGAACTGGAACTAGCACAGACCTATCCATTAGTTCACGTTCTTACTCAGGTAAGATTAGAATATTTCTTCAAGCACCAGCCGGTATAACTAAAGTTTATTATAGGGTAGTTGGTATTAAATTATGATAACAAATCCACAAGATTATATATTTTATAGCGACTTCCAATATCCACCAAAAATTAGCGCTGGTGCTACTAATGTTGCTTCTGGTGATTTTGGACAAAAAGTTCTAGCAACTGGGATTACATTAGATAATGATTGGTTGGTATACGAAGAATCACAACGGGGGGGTGAAACAGTTATTTCTAAACATTCTAATGCATATATTAACCATAGGGGCGAACTTATCTCAAGTGCGACAATGGCGCCGTCTAAGCTGATATGGAGGGTGTATGGCTATTAACCCGAATGACTTCATATTTCACAGTGATTATACCGTTAATGGACTACTAAACTCGTACAAGGAAACACTCACTACACCAGGTGTGCAGATTGCTCCAAATGCGTCTATGACGATTTATGGAGATTATCATGATATTGGTAATGCACGTTCGACACCTGTTGCCTCTTGGATTGTACCTAGTTTACCACAAGTGCATTCTAGTATCGCAATAGGCAATTTACAACCTGGGTCTATAAGAAAAGGTGGCTTTGCGGTTTCAACATCACAGGCGGGTGGACATAACCCTGTTGGTATATATTTTTTCCCATTTGCATTACAATCAGGGCGTTCTGTAAGGTCAGCTATTAAGATATTTAATAATTCATCTAAGATATTAACTGTTCCAGTGGCGAAATGGAAAATGAAAATCTCTGTATATATCGTACCACCAAATACAGCTTAAATATTGACAAAATTACAACAAATATTATATAAACAATAGAATAAGTAAAAAGGAATATAAATGGCGACAGCACCGAGAGTACAAACACTTGCCGAGGCGATGAGGGATTTAGATCCAGCCTATGCTGCAAGCCGTGATATGGTAGCAAAAAGGCAACAAGCTCTACCAGGTAAATATGAAGCTCAGCGTGCAGGAATTTATGCAGCTAGGGGTGAGGGGTTTAACACTATCAATAATCAGGCCACAGGACGCGGCGCTTCATTTAGCGGCATACCACAGGATGAGCAGGCCCGATATTTATCAACTAAGTTCCTGCCGGGTTTACAGCAAGCAGACTTCCAGCAGAATGAGGAAGATCTAAACCTGCAAGGACAGCTAGCTGGCATCGATAAGGAGCAGCGCCTTGGTGCGCAGAGCCGCGTCGACAAGCAGCAGAGTGACCTCAACTCATGGAATCAAATGATTGCACAGCAGGAGTTCCAAGCCAAGGAGGCTGAGAAACAGCGTCAGTTCCAGGAGCGACAAGCCGCAGAACAGCGTAGCTTCACAGCAAGCCAGAATGCCCTTGCTAGGGCGGGCAAGGCGCCTAAGAAGCTATCTCCGTATGAATCAGCTATGAGTATTATTGGTGCGGCAGCTTCTAAGGGTGGTGTTTCCGCTAACGCATTCCAGTTGGCGCGTGATGCGTATCGTCTCGCTGGTGGAGATACTCATCAATTCGCCAAGGAGTTTTGGAAATATGTGCCAGAAGAGGCTCAGAAGGATTTTAACAGTAAGGGCTGGAAATATTATTATGGATAAGGAGTTACGGTAGTGGATGAAGATCTGTTTAAGCAAATCTATGGTGGCGCAATAAAGAATGTAAGGTCGCTTGAAGAGATAGAAAAGGAAGAAGAGGATTATAAGAACAAGGTCGAGGAGGCCAAGGAGCGCCAGCGTGTTGCTGAGGAGAAGCGTAAGAAGGAGCAAGAGGACAAGAAATCTTGGGGGCAAAAGCTTCTGGAGGGCGCTGGTGATTTGGGCAGTAAGATGGTTGCTGGCGTGCAGCAGGGCGCCGGTAGGGTCGCCGATGTCGCGGTACAGGGTGGTGCTCTTCTAGATGAAGCTGCTAACCAACTGCAGGGTGGTTCAGAAAAAGAGAAGCAACAACGTCGTCTCAAGAACCTTGAAGGAACCGAAAAGCTACGCGACCTAATACACAGCCAGAAAGACATTCGTGGCGAAAGCATTAGCGGCACAAAGGGAGCTGATGAAGCAGCATCCAAGATTGCCAGTGGCAAGGGAGACATAAAAGACTTCTCTCGGGTAGCGGGCGAGGGCCTTGAGGTTGGCTTGGACGCTACACAGTTTGCGAATCCGACGTCACTCCTTAAGGGCGGTGTTACGGCTACAGCCGGCTCTTCTGTTGCTCGTAACGCGGCAGGCGAGATTGTTAAGGTCACAGCTAAGGACGCTGCCAAGGCGGCTGCTAAGGACGCTGCATTATTTGGTGGGCTTGAGTCTGTCAAAGGTACAGCAAAGACATATGGTGAAACCGGAGACCTAGGCAAAGCTCTCGAGGAGGGGACGAAGCAGGGCCTAATGTCTGCTGTGACACAAGGCGCATTCAATATGGGCGGCTACGCTATTGGTCGTGGTGTTGGTCGTATCAAGAACGGAAAGGGGAAGGCCGATGCTGGAGATATTGCTAATGTTGACGGTGCCGCCGGGAAGGTTGATGTAGAAAATACAACACCAACATCTGGCACACAATTCTCCAAGATTAGCGACGACGAGCTGGCTCGGCAGATAGAGCAGTTTCAGGCGGGTGAACGCACCGCAGACAGAGCTGCAGACTATAAGCGCTACCAGGAGCTTCGCGATGAAGCCCAGTTTCGTGTCGATCAGAAGGACAAGGCTAGCTTCCTAGATAACGGCCTGCCTAACGACATTAAGGGGGCTAAGCAAGCCCTTAAAGACTTTGATGAGGGCAAAATACCTGAGTCTGCGACACGACCGATGAAGCCAGACATCAAGCATGTCTCTCAGATTTTTGCAAATGAGAATATGCCTGTTGAACTCAAGGCAGCCGCGCAAGAGGTTCTGGACGACCAGGGTAAGGTTAACACCATGCTTGATGGGTTAATGAATGACCGAAAATACAATCAAGCTCACCTTGATATGGATAGGGCATACAATGAGCGATTAAAGGAAATTCAGCAAATGCCTGAGCCTCGGTACGTAGCAGAGCGACAAAAGCTTGATGCACAGTACAAGGATGACCTAGCCGAGCTAGAGATGATTCGTGAAAAGGACCTTCCAGAGGTTGAGAAATGGAACGAGATTAAAGACCGACTAGACCAGCGGGGCAAGCAGGTTGTTGATGACACAAACATGCTCATCGCCAATAATCCAGATAAGTTCAGGGCTCCAGATGAAGTTGAGGTTAAGGCTCAGCGAGAAAAACTGGTTAATAACCTGGAACAGGCCAAGCGGTTCGACAATGGTTCTGCTGAGCTTAGCCGCGTGGCTAACTCATCTAATCCAGAAGCAGAGCTGAGGCGCTCTCCTGAGGCGCGTGACAAGGTTGCTCATATAGTATCTGAGAGCCAGATTGCTAAAACCAAGGATGCGGTGGCGAAGCTAAGTGATAGAGAAATAGCGGCTTCACGCGCCACATCACCGTCACAGATGCTAGAGAAGGGCGGCTTGCGAGATGTTGGTTTTGATCCTCACTCTGAGCTAATCAAAGGCACCGCTAAGGCCAACGCCATGAACAAGGCTGATGTCGAGAAGCTCAAAGCAATTAAGGAGGTTCTGCCAAAGAGCAAGGAAGAACTCAACCAGATTGTTGATTACCTTGAGGGTAAGCGTAGTACGCTATCCCTGGAAAACGAAAAAGCAGCTACCTTAATCCGAGAGTTTCTTGATGAAAAGAAAGAGCTGCTTGATGAGGCGGGATTCCGCACGTTCAAAGAGTTTTATTTCCCACACATCAAAGAACACAATTCAGAGTTGTACAAGCATTTCTTTGGAGATGTCAAGGCTAGTGGAGACATTAACTTTGGCAACCTTAAAAGCCGAAAAACGAACTCCGATACGTATAGCCGTGATGTGATGGAGGTTCTAAGTCCTGACAAGCTACGCTGCCGGTCTTAATGAGAAGCTCGCTATAGAGCCAGCTCTCAAGAAGCTTGACGATGTATCTGTCCAGCTGAAGCTTGCTAAAGATGAGGTTAAGAATGCAGCCCAATATGCTGACTTCCTTGACAACTATATTAAACAGGTTAAGGGCCAAAACAAGAGTAACGCCGAGGTGATGGTTAACCAGATGGTGAACTGGGCTGTTCAGAAGTTTGGTGGCGAGCCAAAAAACTACTATGCTCAAGCGCTTGGAACACAGCGTATGATTTCTGCTGCTGCAACAATGGGTCTGTCTGTTTCAACTGCAATACGTCAGTCGTCACAGCTTGTGAACTCTATTGCAGGTATTGGCACCAAATGGGCCAGTGTTGGCTTGGTTGACGGTATTCACATGCTATCCACTAAGGCTGGTAGGGCTGAGCTGCGAGGTAGTGGTATATTTGACGGCGGTCTTGTTAGCTCTGAATTACGAGCATTAGCTGGTAATGGCACTGGTGGGCGTATCTCTAATGCTGCCTCTGCGGGCGCTAACGCGTTACTTGCTTTAACGAACTCTGCTGACACATTCTTCCGTGCGGCTGCGTATGCGGGTGCAAAAGCTAAGGCAAAGAGCATGGGCCTTGTTGGTGAAGAGGCAATAAATTACGCCATCCGTAAAACCACAGACACTCAGTTTATGACATCTAAGCTTGATATGCCATTAGCCTTTAATGGACAGGGCGTTCGCTCCCTGACACAACTTGCAACCTTTACCGGTAAGCAGGCTGGCTTTATGGCCAGGACAGCCAAGGGCATGGTTGAGCGCGGTGCAGATGGTAAGCTCAGACTAAACGCTAAGGCAACGGGTAATATTGTTGCGGCAGCTGCTGTAGCAACGCTTTTAACCGAAACACTAAAGCCTATTATGGGGATGCGTGAGACAGAGTGGATACCGTTCTACGACCAGGTGGCTCCATACATCGGCGCATTGACCGGAAAAGAGGTTAAGGGTGGTGACGGTATCTATCGATCACCATTAGTGCAACTTATGTTTGGTGATGGCAAGAACAAGACCGGGTTGATGCAGGCCTTACAAGGCAAGGGCTTTGACAAGTTCTGGGAGGATAACTGGTCTGGTATTGTTCCAGCTGGTACTCAGCTCAAGAAATCTGCCGAGGGCTATGAATCAACAACCACAGGCGCAAGTCGTAACTCTAAAGGTAAGCTTCGCTATCTACAGGATATGGACCAAAACAGCGTGATCAATGCCACAATATTCGGTCAATATACCACAGAAGCTGGTCGTCAATGGATTAAAGATGGCTTCCCAACGCTGTCAGACAAACAGGCAGATAAGGTTGATTCACAGGAAACTCGAGAACTCAAGCAGCAATACTACGACTTTTACTCGGCCATTGATAAGGTTAAGGGTCGCAAAGAGGCTCTTGAGGAGGCTCGTGATGCTGCAACCCTGGGTGATCAAAACAGGGCAAGGCGGGTTGCTAAAGAGTACAACGAGAAAGTGCGTGATGCACTGTCTGACTATTACTCAAAGCACGATGAGATTCCTCCAAAGCTAAAGAAAGAGTTGGAGCAA